CCGTGGCACTGACCGCCAAGCAGGCCGCCGCCCGGGTGAACACCCTCTACGCAGAGCTGAAGACCCGCCGCGGCCCGGTCGACAAGCGGGAGCGCTACTTCAAGGGCGACCAGCCGTTGCGCTACGCCTCCCCGGAGTTCCGCCGCTTCCACGGCGAGCGGTTCGAGGGCTGGTCGGACAACTGGTGCGGCGTGGTCGGTTCGGCCGCCCCTGAACTGACCGAGTTCGCGTCGATTCACCTGGGCGACGACGCCGAAGACCTGTCGGCCGACGAGCGCGTGCTGTTGCGCGACTGGAACCTGAACGACGGGCAGTCGAAGTCGTCGCAAGGCTTCCTGTCGGGTGCGGTCACGTCGCGGTCGTTCTCGATGGTCTGGGGCAGCCGGGATGACGAGCCGGTCCTGACGTGGGAGCACGCATCACAGGCGATCGTGGGCTACGAGGCAGACGGTTCATCGCAGCGTGACGCGCTCAAGGCGTGGGTCGAGGACGAGCGCGAGTACGCAACTTATTTCACGCCCGACGAGGTGTGGAAGTTCGAGCGCCCTAAGACGCTCGGCTCGGCGTCCGGACTGGTCCTGCCGGCGTCGTTCGCTGCGGTTGACGGCGGATGGGTTCCGCGACAGCCGGACACGGACGACTCGTGGCCCATCCCGAACCCGCTCGGTGTGGTGCCGCTCGTGGAGTTCCCGAACCGGCCACTGCTCGGCGACGGTCCCATCTCGGACATCGAGGGGACGATGGCGGGGCAGGATGCTGCGAACCTTATGTGGGCGTACCTGTTCGGCGCCGCCGACTATGCGTCGATGCCGGCGCGCGTCGTCATGGGTCAGGAGCCGCCGAAGGTTCCGATCTTGGACGCGAACGGGCAGAAGGTCGGCGAGGCGCCGATCGACGTCGAGCAGTTGACTCGCGGTCGGATGCTGTGGCTCACGGGTCAGAATACGACCATTGGTCAGTGGGACTCGGCCAAGCTGGACGTGTTCACGGGAGTGATCGACACCCTCGTGAAGCACATCGGCGCGCAGACGAAGACGCCGCTGAACTACTTGGGCGCGCTGTCCAACGTGAACGGCGAAACGCTCGACGGGCTCCGCACGCCGCTGCACATGAAGGTGCGCGACGGTCACAAGCACCTGTCCGGCCCACAGCGCGAGACGTTCCGGCGCATGGCCCTTGTCCGTGGCAACACGGCTGTGGCCGAGGCGTGCCGGACTGCGGTTATCGGGTGGAAGAACCCGGAGACCTCGAGCGACGCGCAGACGTCCGACGCCGCACTAAAGGACCGCGAAATCGGCTGGTCATCGGCGGGCATCCTCGAGCGCCGCTATGGCATGTCGCAGCAGGAGATCGACAAGGAGATCCAGCGCAGGCGCGCGGAGGCTCTTGACCCGGTGACGCAGCAGCTCCTCGACGACATGACGGCGACGGCGTCCGATGCTCCGGTCAGCGAGTAGCCACTACGCCCGATCCGCCCTTCTGGCTCGTCGCGCCGGCATCTCAGCCGGCTCGGCACCCAGCGCACTCGCACTCGCATCCACCCTGACCGTTCACCAGGCCGCACAGGCGCGCATGTCCGAGCAGTACGTGTCGGACGCCCTGGCCGAGCAGGGTGTCGAGGTGACGCCCTCGGGCTCACTGTCGCCACTGGCGTTCACCACTAGCGGGCGCATGTTCACCGACATGGCGGCCAAGTCCCCGAACCTTCCGCGGCTCGTCGAGTCGCTGGTGCAGGACGCGGGCAGGTCTGCCGAGTCCGTCGCATCCGCTGCTCGCCCGGACGTGGGTCACGTCCGCTACCTGTCCCCACCGTCGTGCTCACGGTGCGCTGTCCTCGCCGGCCGCGTATACCGCTACTCGGACGGCTTCAAGCGTCACACCAACTGTGACTGCGTGATGATCCCGGCCGCAGAGAGTGCGGCGCCCGGCCTCGTTTCGGACCCGACCGACCTGATGCGTCAGGGCAAGGTCACTGGCCTGTCCAAGGCCGATCTGCAGGCCATCGCAGACGGTGCCGACCTCGGGAAGGTCGTCAACGTGCGCCGGTACTCATCCGGCCTACGGGAGTCGGGCCGCGTCCTGGCACGCGCCGGGAAGTTGACGCCGGAAGGCATCTACCGGCTCGCGTCTGACCGCACCGAGGCCGTGGCGATGCTGCGGCGATTTGGCTACCTGACGTAGCCCCACGAACCCCTCACGGCGCAAGGCCGTGGGTCAACCCGCAATGGGAGCACCAATGTCCGAGACCACCGAGGCCGCCACCGTCGACCAGTCGACTGCCGACGGTGCCGCATCCGAGACGGGCGCGGAGTCCGCTGCCGTGACCGAGGGCGCAACCGCCCTGGGTGACGCCGGCAAGAAGGCCCTCGACGCCATGAAGGCCGAGCGCAACGAGGCGAAGGCCGCAGCCAAGCAGGCTGCGGACGACCTCGCGGCACTCCGGGCTCAGATCGAGGGCCGCGAGGCCGAGCACAAGGCCACCCTCGACGCACAGCGAGTCAAGGACGAGGCGCTGAGCGCGGCGAACCAGCGCATCCTCAAGGCCGAGGTGCGCGCGCAGGCCGCGGGCAAGCTGAACGACCCGAAGGATGCGCTTCTGTATCTCGACCTGTCCGGGTTCGAGGTCGGCCCGGACGGCGACGTCGACGGTGAGACCGTCGCAGCCGCCATCGACGACCTTCTCAAGAACAAGCCCTACCTCGCGGCGCAAGGCGTGCGATTCCAGGGCGGTGCAGACGGCGGTGCTCGCAAGGAGTCCGTCGCTGACATCGACGGCCAGATTGCGGCAGCGACCGCGGCTGGTCAGCACCTCCTCGCAATCCAACTCAAGCAGCAGCGCGCCGCGCAGCTCGCCAACAAGTCCTAGGAGGACACCCCATGTCCGGTTCCACCTCTGGAGTCGGCACGACCTTCGGTCTGCCGAACTACCACGGCGAGCTCATCGCCCTCACCCCGTCCGACACCCCGCTGCTCTCCGCCTCCGGTGGCCTGAGCGGCGGCAAGCAGACGGACTCCCCCGCCTTCGAGTGGCAGACCTACGACCTGCGTGACGCGGCTTCCCGGCCCCGTCTCGAGGGTGCCGACGCGCCGACCGCGGAGTCCCGCGTGCGTGGCAACGTCGAGAACGTCGTGCAGATCTTCCAGGAGGCCGTCTCGACGTCCTACACGAAGCTCGCGGCGACGGGCCAGTACGCCACCCCCGGCTCAGCCCCGTTCTACTCCGCTGGCGGCGCACCGAACCCGGTCGCCAACGAGCACTCGTGGCAGGTCATGCAGTCGCTGAAGCAGATCGCCCGCGACGTGAACTGGTGCATGTGGAACGGCGTCAAGGTGAAGCCGACCACGAACGGCACCGCGCGCGCGATGGGCGGGCTCCTGTCCGTCATCTCGTCCAACGCGCGGACCAAGACCGGGAGCACCCTCACCTCGGGCGCGTCGGCCGCGACGGACACCATCACCGCGACGCACGACCTCGCCATCGGTGACCGTGTCGTCTTCACCGACGTGGGTGCCTCGACGACCATCGTCGCCGGCCGCGCCTACTGGGTGAAGTCGGTCAGCACGACCGTGTCCTTCAAGATCGTGCCCACCTCGGACACGTCCGCGACGGCCATCGCCGTGGGCACCGCGACCGTCAGCTTCTACGCGATCAACGTCGCCAACACCGTCTCGGTGGACGACGTGAACTCGCTCCTCCAGTCGGTGTTCGACAACGGCGGGATCACCGAGCAGGGCACCGCGACCCTGTTCGTCCCGTCCGGCCAGAAGCGCAAGCTCTCGGCCGCCTACGCCACCGCCTACGGGCAGGCCGACCCGATGGGCGGCACCCGCAACGTGGGCGGGGTCGACCTGAACACCATCGTGACCGACTTCGGCACGCTCAACGTGGCGATCGACCGGGCGCTGCCCGCCGACGCCATCGCGGTCGTGTCGCTGGAGCAGGTCGCGCCCGTGTTCCTGAACATCCCCGGCAAGGGCGTCCTGTTCGAGGAGGAGTTGGCGAAGACCGGCGCGTCGGACAAGTCGCAGATCTACGGCGAGATCGGCCTCGAGTACGGCAACGAGGCCGCGCACGGCGTCCTCCGCGGCCTGTTCGCCTGATCCACCCGCCCCACTGAGGAAGGAGGTCCGTCATGGCCC